TGGATGTCATCTGTTGACCAACCACATGAGAACTTTGTGTTCCCAGAAGAGGTATTACCTCGTGGTAATGCACTATAAATACAATTGAGACCTTTCGTGTGTCTCTACAGTCGGAACACCCCCAGACCTCTACATAGTAGGGGTCTTTTTTATGACATGGACTTCGATCAGCAACTACAGACAGAACACCTCTTACTCGAAGACAGGGTATGCAGAGTATGTAAAGTAAAGAAAGGACTCCTTGCAGACTTCTACAGGTGCAGGAGAGACCCTTCCTTGGCATCATCATACTCTTATGAGTGTAAACAGTGTACACTCAAGAGAGTTAGAAAGAAATATGAAATTGGAACATGTATAATATGTGGTAAAGAAAAACAAAAGTTAGAAAAGGATATATGTAAGAAATGTACAAAAGGAATAGATGTTTTTGATGCGAGTTCTGATAGTTTACAGAGAGCAATAATATATTTAAATCAGCAAAAGAACAAAATTGATTGACAGTGATAACTAAATACCGTATAATAAAAACCTAACTAATTTATTCTCTATGGACGATTACGAAAAGGAACATGTTAATGATCTCTATGAGGATATGGAACGTCTCAACTCACTATATGAAGAACTCATGTGGGATACTAAGGACGTTCTTGAGTTTGTTCCAGATTATAAAAATAATAGAATCATAATCAAAAATAAATCTCTAGAATCAAAATAGTTAAATAGTTTTTTATACAGCAGAAATGAATTTTACGGTTTATTCAAAAACAGGATGTCCTTATTGCGAAAAGATTGTAGATGTGCTAGAATTAGCAAAGTTATCGCACAGAATTTACACTCTCGATGTTGATTTCAACAAAGAGAGTTTTTACAATGAATTTGGTGACGGTACAACATTCCCACAAGTTATGTTAGATGGAAAAAAATTGGGAGGATGTGTTGACTCAATCCGATACCTCCAAGAAAAAGCAATCCTCTGATCTACCCATAAATAGAGGTGTAGAATTAATACTTGCTGAAGGAGGAGTTCCGAAATCTCAGAGAGTTAAACCATTTGGTATACGGTTTAGCAAAATTATTTCTATTCTAAAGAGAGAGATACATTTCACTTTTGAGTTTTCTTTTAAATTTACTAAAAAAACAAAAAAATAGTGGAGAAGTGCCATGTCAGAAACGTTAGTACTCAGTCTAACCATGACAATTCTAGGATCTACCATATCACTTTTAGTCGGAGGTGTAATTGGATGGATCGCAAGACAAGTCACTTATGAGAATACACCACAGACAGTGTATGCTCACCCAGAAATGTTCGATGAAAATGGTAATCTTATGCCTGATGAAATTGTCGCAGTGAGGTTTGAAAAAAATGACAACAACGAAGAAACCGAGGAAGACGACTAGAGCGTCTACACCCATAGAGGATCTTCCACCAAATCCTTTTGTATTTGAAGTTCTGAATGTAGTAAGCAAACAGAGATCAACTGCAAAGAAAGTGGAAGCACTTAAAAAATTTGAACACGATTCATTAAAAGCACTGTTTATATGGAACTTTGATGAAAGTGTTATATCATTACTCCCACCAGGAGAGGTGCCTTATTCAAGTCTGAAGGACGAACAGAATAGTAGTGGCACCTTATCTACTAAGATAGGTCAACAAGCCTCTACAATGAGGTTTAATGACACCGTAAATACCAATCAAGGTTTTACAACACTTCGTAGAGAGTGGACAAAGTTGTATAACTTTATTAAAGGTGGTAATGATAAACTAAATGGTCTTCGTAGAGAGACTATGTTTATTCAAATTTTACAGGGTCTACATCCACTAGATGCAGAGATCTTATGTTTAGTAAAGGATAAAGAACTCCAAAAGAAATATAAGATCACTAGGTCTATGGTCGAGGATGCATATCCAGATATCACTTGGGGTGGAAGATCATGACCTTAGATGTAATTCACAAGGAATGTGATCGTAATTTATCGAAAGACAAGAAACTACCAAAGGATTCTTTCTTGGTAGTTTACAAAGTCAAAGATGAAATTAAACATGACATCACAAGAGCAGGATCTATGGTTGAGATCTTTGATCATTATCATGATAACTTTGACGGAGTTGTAAGTATTACATGGACAGACGGAATCGTTGACCCAAGGACTTACTTAAAATCAAAAACAACTTCAAGTAAAAAACCTGCTGAGAGAAAGAAAAGAAAAAGAGAGGACAGGAAAGATGGGTAAAGATTTAAACATTAATTTGAACCTAGATGAGTTAGGTCCTATCAAGAAACAATATAAAAAACTTAAAAAATATATGAAGTCTTCCATCTATGAAGTTAGAATGATGAACGGTACAGAGAAAACCGTTACTAATTTGTTAAAAGAAAATGAAAATGTAACAGAAACTACATAAATGGTTGACTATATAGTGTGGGTATGCTAACATACCTTTACGTTCATCCTCTTAGGAGGACGCAAGTAAGCCGACACGGAACGGGTTCGTTCATCCCTTCGGGGACGCAAATGCCGACTGAAGGAACGGGGCTACAATCCCTACTACTTACAGGAGAAAACCGATGGCACAAGTCACATACCGTGGTATCAAGTATGATACTAACAGAAACAAAGGCAAGCAGACTAACAAGGTCGATTTAACTTACCGTGGTGTAAGACAAGAAAAAGAACTTACAAGTCTTAAATGATTGAAACTATTGAGATATGTTTAGCATCTGCTATCTTTCTCTCAATCATAACTGCTGAAGTCCAGTTTCTATACGGAAAATGAAACAGAAGGGGGTTGTACCCCTTCTTTTTTTGTGCTATAATATAAGAGTCAGAGAAATACTGACTGCGGTTATGCCCTTTGGTAGGTTCAGCATAAGCGGCTATAGGAATCTACCAATCATATTATATTGATTATGGACAGAGCAAAACTAAAAAGAATGGTTCTTGATCTAGAATCACTAGTTGATGAAATTAAAGCAGAAGTCTATTCTGATGTAGACCTATATAAAAGTCCACCTGCAACGATCCTACAAGATTATGATGAGGTGTTAGATGATGATGACGGTTACCCCGATTAAACATGACAGTTAATTTAATTAGTATCACTCCTGATGCGGAACAGACTATGGCATATATTGCTAGAGTTTCTAATCCGTCTAATCAAGATAATGAAAAATATGCAGGACTCTTAAAGTATTGCATTAAACATAACCATTGGTCTGTGTTTGAACAATCTACAATGACACTAGAAATAGAAACTACTCGTGCAATTGCTGCACAAATATTACGTCATAGGTCATTTACGTTTCAAGAGTTTTCTCAAAGGTATGCACAAACTAATTCTTTAGGTGATATAGAACTTCCAGAACTTCGCAGACAAGATCAGAAGAACCGTCAGAATAGCACTGATGATCTAGATCCAAATGTGATAGACACACTGAACAAACAAATGAAAACTTTGTTTGACTCATCTCTTGCATTGTATAATCAAATGTTGGAGTTGGATGTTGCAAAGGAATGTGCTAGAATGGTATTACCATTATGCACTCCTACAAGAATATACATGACAGGATCATGTCGTTCTTGGATTCATTATATCAATCTAAGATCTGCACACGGAACACAGAAAGAACACATGGATATTGCAGAAGCATGTCGTAAGGTGTTTACCGAACAGTTCCCCACTGTATCTGAAGCCCTTGAATGGGTCTAAATAACTTTACAAAACTTAAAACACTTATGCCCACATATCCAGTAATTCATAAAGAAACGAAAGAGAAGAAAGAACTCTTCATGACTATGGACGAGTATGATCAATGGAGAAAGGAAAATCCCGATTGGGATAAAGATTGGCAAGCAGGAGTTGCAGCATCCCAAGAGATGTTCAAATGGGGAGGAGAAGCAGCATCCTCTGGTTGGAACGAAGTTCTAGATAGAGCATCCCGTCAACCAGGATCAGTAGTTCGTAAAAACAGAGATTATCAATTCTAATGCCAACAAAGAAAAGGAAGAATGGAGATCCCGTTAGTGGGATTGGTAGTATGAGTGCAAAGAGATTAAAAAGAAAGAAACCCATTAATACAGATGCGATGGTTGATATTCAACCATTAACAAAAAGTCAAGAAAGATTTTTTGAAGCATACAAAGAGGGTAAAAACATATTTGCATATGGTTGTGCGGGAACAGGTAAAACTTTTGCAGGATTGTATCTTGCTTTAAAAGATGTTCTTGATCCCATAACACCATTTGAAAATGTATATCTTGTTAGATCTTTAGTATCTACTCGTGAGATTGGTTTCCTACCTGGAGATCATGAGGATAAATCTTTTCTATATCAAATCCCATACAAACATATGGTAAAGTTTATGTTTGAGATGGCAGATGATACTGAGTTTGAGTTACTCTACGGTGCATTGAAAGGGCAGGAAACTATTAAGTTCTGGTCTACATCATTCATTCGTGGAACAACACTAGACAACTCTATCATTCTTGTTGATGAAATGCAGAACTTGAATTTTCATGAACTTGATAGTATAATAACAAGAGTTGGTGAAAACAGTAAGATTATATTCTGTGGTGATGCATCTCAGACTGACCTTACAAAGACGAATGAAAGGAATGGTATTCTAGAATTTATGAAAATCATTTCTGCTATGGAGCAAGACTTTGCTTCTATTGAATTTGGTATTGAAGATATTGTCCGTTCTGGATTAGTCCGCAATTACCTCCTTGCTAAAACAACTTTAGGTATGTAATGTTTACACATTTAGATTATTTGTCAGAGAATGTTGATCTTGAAACTGTGGCAATTGACGGTACTCGTTTTTATATAACTCCGTCTGGTAAAAAGTATCCCTCGATCACTTCTGTAACAAGTTTCTACAATCGTGATATCTTCATTAAGTGGAGAAAAAAAGTTGGAGAAGAGAAGGCAAACAAGATCACTAGGGAATCTACTTTTAGAGGAACTAAGTATCATGATGTAGTAGAGCACTACATGAACAATGAGGATATCAATGAATTGAAGATTCTCCCTTCTACAAAATTTCTATTCTTGCAATCCAAGCAACATTTGGATCGCATAAATAACATACATGCTCTAGAGAAGTCGATGTATAGTGACTATCTGGGGTTGGCGGGTAGAGTAGATTGTATCGCAGAGTTTGATGGCGAGTTAGCGGTAATAGATTTTAAAACTGCAAACAAAATTAAACCAGAGGAATGGATTGAAAACTATTTCGTGCAGGAAACTGCATACGCATGTATGTACTTTGAAATGACTGGTATTCCAGTTAAAAAATTGATTACTATTATGGTGGCGGAAAATGGAGACTGTGTTGTCTACGAAAAAAGGAACAAAGGTGAGTATATTAAACTTCTTACCAAGTACATTAGAAAGTTTGTCGATTACAAAACAGGAACACATGGCAAGTAAAGACAAAAAAACAGATGATAAACTTGATGATGTCATTAAGGAAAAATTCTTATGCAAGCAGAGGTTTACAGACGAGGTTGAGCAACTAGTGAAGACCTACAAGTTTAATTACATTGATGCTATTCTTACATTCTGCGAAGAGAATAAGATTGAATTGCAAGCAGTTTCTAAATTGATTACAAAACCAATGAAAGAAAAGTTAAAGTATGATGCCATGCAACTTAACTTTTTAAAGAAAACTTCACGAGCAAAACTACCTTTATAATGCCTAGTAAATCTGAATTAATGCACTACCGCCTACAGGCATGGATCAGAGAAAATAAATCAAACAAAGATTTAAAATATCTTGGATACAAACCTGATGCATGGGGAGTGAAACATCACTACTATAAGATAGCGAATCATGAAGTCTCTGTTGACATGATTGAAGACCTAGAACCAGTGGACGATGACACCGATTGAAGTATACAAAACATACTTAGCATTCAAGAATCATTTTACCAAGAAGAATTACGATTACTTTAAATACTGTGGTAAGACGAATGCATCAAGAGATGCATTTAATAAGAGAAAGGATAGATATTTTTTTGAAAGAATGTCTCGTAAGAAAACTGATGAAGAGATAAGACATTATTTTCTTGCGAACTTTGTAGAGTGTAGTGATCCTGATGCCCTATGGATAGGTGATATAATAAGAAATGGAAATGATTATCATACCTCTTGGTTGAAGAGATATCAAGGTATGACATACCTATTCGAGAATGAGTCTGAGTTCATTGACAAAAAAAATTTTGAGGATCTGTTTGAGATAAAAGGTCACTCACATCCTGAGATATTGAAAATGTATCTTCAAGGTAATATATCAATTGAGAGTATGGTCATACTGGATATGATGCTTAACTACTCTAAAAAATTTAATAAGAAACTATTAGATCCTGTGTGGGAAACCGTAGGATTAAAGATTAAAAAGTACAAACCGTTCCTAAATATAGATGTGGACAAATTTAAAACCATATTATTACAAAGATTAAAATGAGTGATTTTTTCAATTCACCAGTAGTAAGAGACACCATTATGGAGTTGGCAGAAATGCAACATAAACTTGTGCTGCAAATGTCAAGTCTCCCAATCATGTCTGTGGAACAAAGAAAGAGTCACCTCCAAGAGATGAAAGTATTTCTTGAGAAACAAAAACTTTTTTTCTTTCGTATGAGTCTAGTCAAAGATAAAGAGGTAGATCTGATCAAACAAAAATTGATCGAGTCTGCTAAGATGTTTGGTTATGATGAAATCGATGATATGAATAAGTTCTTTGACAGATTAGACAAGACAATCAGTGAGATTGAAAGCAGCATTGACAAATGCTGATATATGTTGTATAATAATAAAGTCCATTTAAACAAACTATCCTAATAAATCCTCATGTCATTCGCAAAATTAAAAAAACAATCTAAAACAGGTTCTCTAACTGACAAACTAATTAAGCAGGTAGAGAAATTAAACGACAAAGGTAGTAATGTTGATGAACGTATTTGGAAACCAGTAGTAGACAAGTCTGGTAACGGTTATGCAATCATTCGATTCCTTCCAGAATCAGAAGGTTGTGAACTACCTTGGGCAAGAGTTTATACTCATGCATTTCAAGGGCCTGGTGGTTGGTACATAGAGAACTCTCTTACCACACTAGGACAGAAAGATCCTGTCTCTGAGCACAACTCACAGTTATGGAACTCTGGTTCAGATGCGAACAAAGAAATAGCACGTAAGCAAAAGCGTAGACTATCATATTACAGCAACATCTATGTTGTAAGTGATCCTGCAAATCCTGAGAACGAAGGCAAAGTATTTCTATACAAGTATGGAAAGAAAATCTTTGACAAGATCATGGAGGCGATGAAGCCTGAGTTTGCAGATGAAACTCCTATCAATCCATTTGATTTCTGGCAAGGTGCTAACTTTAAACTTAAGATTCGTAAGGTTGAAGGTTATCAAAACTACGACAAGTCTGAGTTTGATAGTGCATCTGCTCTCTTTGATGATGATGACAAACTAGAGAAGATCTACAATTCATTGCATGATCTATCTGAGTTTACAACACCTGATAAGTTCAAGTCTTATGATGATTTGAAGAAGCGTTTGGTATATGTTCTTGGTATGAATCAACCTACTAAGAGAATAGATCCAGAAGTTGCAGAAGAAGACGCAACATGGGAAAGGGAACGTCGTGGAGACTTCAGTGAGTCTGCTACACCAGCCCCAGAACCAGTGTTAGCATCTACTACATCAACAGAAGAAGACGAAGATGATGAATCTTTAAGTTATTTTTCTAAGTTAGTTAATTCTTAATTAACTGGAGGGAATACAAAAGATCTCTATGTAGAAAGAGTGCCCTTCTTTTGTCTAAAAGGTGATTGGTTTAGCCCCCTCATTTTGAGGGGGTTTTTTTATACCCCTGATTCTTTTGGATTATAAGATGATATGAGTGACTTCGTAATAAATGAAGATGATTTATCATAACTCATAATATTTCGGAAGTCTGTTATAAACGCTGATAGTAAAGCAGGTTTTAGAATTCTTATTTTTCTTTTATCTTCATTTAATCTCTGTTCGTAATCGTAATTAGATACGGATTGAGCAGGAGAAATTGTTTCTGATGTATTATCATCCTTTGTATAGGTAAAGGTAAAGTTTTGATCTACAATTAACTTGCCTTCTAATAAAATTCTACCATACTGATCTTTAGTTTCTTTTGTTTCAAAGTGATGTGTTGCCATTACATTTGCATCACTTCCATATTTTTCTAAACAATAATTATATAACTCATTATTGCTGAGAGGCCATTGATTTCTAATACTCGTAATATTATTAGTAACTAGTATTACCCAATCAAATTCAACGTTATCATATACTTTTTCTGCGACAATATCTGGTCTTTCATTATCTTGTATTAAATAATAATCAAATGAAGTTACCGACTGATCGACATCAGTTCTCAACTTT